CGTCGACGTCCTTCGCCGTGTAGTGCAGGTAGAGGCCGAACAGCGGCAGGTAGGTCAGGACTCGGTCGGTGAAGCTGGGCTCGCCTCGTCCTGAGGCGGCGCCGGGTCTTTTGGGGCCGTCACGTCAGCGATTGCCTGCTCGCAGGCTTCGGGGTCCGCGGCGACATCGCGCAGTTCGCCGAACGCCTCGGCCAGGTCGTCCGGGTCGGCCTGGTACTTCTCGAAGATCTGCTGGGCGTAGGCGCGGGTCTCGCGTGCGTCGAGGCGCACGCGCAGCTCGTCCTCGAACGGGTCGAAGTCCGCGAGGCGCAGGCCGGGTTCGCCGCGCTTCTTGAGGACGAAGGCCACGGTGCGCATCGCGTTGATGTCGCCCTCGCTCATCGCCTCCTTGATCTCCCCCCAGCGGCCGTCCGCGGTCCGCTCGACAATCTGGATCTCGGAGGCCCGCAGACGACCAGCGTCGAACCGCTGCTGCTCGGCGCCTTCCGGCGTGTATTCGATGATCAACGGGTGCTCCTATGCGAGGCGGCGGCGAACGTCGTCGAGGACACGAGCGACCTCGGATTCCATGCGCGGGCGGTGGCTGCGGACTGTCTGGTCCCACCAGGGCGGCGAGGCGTACTGGTTGACCCAGCGCCGTTTGTTGCCGAACACCGGATGCCGCAGGCGGCCGCTGTTCAGCTGGCTGGGGATGTTCTTGAAGTCGGGCGGCATACGGCCCTTGTCGATCCACACGGTGGCGCCGGGGTTGCTGCCGGTGCGCACCGAGATGCGGATCGCGTCGGCGATCGTCGCCCGCAGCGGGCGCCCGTTCGGAGACGGGCCTCCTGAGCGTGAGCTGCGGCCCTGGCTGCGGATGTTCAGGCCGCGCATCGTGGACTGCAGGTCGTCGCGTAGCGGCTCGGCCGCACGCCGGATACGGCGCTGCATGCTGCTGCGGATGTTCTCGCCACCGGCAGCCCGCAGGCGCCGCGAAAGCTCCAGCAGGCTGCCGGTGTTGAGGATCCGCACGTCCTGGGTCACGGCAGACTCACAGCGTGACGTCGGTCGAGATGTACTCGATCTTCGGCTGGTTGGTGCCGTCGTACAGGCCGGTGAAGGTGATGGTCGGCTTCACGACGCCGAAGCCATCGACGACCGGCGGGGCGTCGTCGACCTTGATCGCGGGCAGCGTGATGCGGAACGTCTCGGCATACGTGCTGGCGATGATGGGGCCGATGAACTCCCACACCAGGCTGGTCGTGCCGTCCGTGGTGTGCAGGTCGTCGAGCGTCGTGGCGACGTAGTCCATCTCGATCGTGCCGCTGATCTTCACCTGGTCGTTCGAGATCGGCTCCTTCTTGGTGCCGGACTGGCCCGCATAGAACCGGTCGACCGCCATGGGCCGCTCGATCTTCACGCTGACCTTGCGGATGCCGTCGAGCGCTACCTCCGTGCCGAACGTGCCGGCCTTGACCGCCATCTGCCCGAAGTGGAACGGCGACATTGACGGGTAGCTCGCGGTCGCCAGGGTCTGCGCCTCGTCGCAGGCCTTCGCGTCGAACTCGAAGGACGCGGTGAGCATCTGCCCGACTTCGCACGCGAACTCGGCCGAGGTGACCTTGCAGCCCAGAAAGGTCTTGTCGGTCACCGTGCCGCTCGTCAACGGCACGCCCTTCTGGATCACGAGGCTCTTGCCCGCCGTGTCCGCCAGCGTGTGCGTCTGCAGGTAGGCCGCCGAAGCGCCCTGCACGACCGGTGTGACCGAAGTGCCCATGAGCGCCTGGAGGAGGAGCCCCATGGCCTTGTTGGTGACCTCCAGGTCGATCGACCCGCTGCCCTCGGTCTGCGTCACCACACGCCGCGACGCCAGCGCCAGCAGGCGCCCCGCGGCGATGCCCGCGCTCTGGGCCGTGGTCTTCTTGAGGACCAGCGATTCTTTGGTGAACTCGATGAACTTGGTCGGCGCCGCGAACGTGCCGTAGGTCGCCTCGTCCTTGATGCCAATCTGGGCGCCGAGCCCGGATCCGATCGCCATGGATCAGCCCTCTTCCTTCTGCGGCGCCGACTTGGCCGCGGTCTTCTTCGCCGCAGGCTTCGCGGCGGGCTCCTCGACGGGCGCGGCCTCCGGCTCGCTGCCCGGGATCACGAACCCGGGCGGCTCCTCGATGGACTCCCAGTTGGCGGTCTGGCAGGCGTAGCCCCAGTACCGCTCGTCGGGCACCTCGACGATCTCGTCAGGCTCGACGGACCGGTGGCCGAGCTCGGGCACGGTGACAGGCTCCGGCCCCAGGTAGCGCACACGCGCCATGGCTGTACTCCTTTGCTGGATTGATCAGATACGGGCCTGGCAGGTCACCGTGAAGGCGAGCCCCGCAAGGCTGCCCTCGGCCTGCAGCTGGGTCAGGTCGCCCGCCGTCAGGTGCGCCCACAGGACCGCCCCGTTCAGGGTCGGCGCGGTCGGCGCGCTGTTGGTGGCGCGTAGCGCTGTCTCGACTTCGCCGACGAGCGCGAACACCTCGTCGCGGCGAGCCTTCATGTCCTTGTCGCCCGCGCGGGCCTCGGCGTAGCAGGAGATCGTGAAGGCCTCATCTCGGGTTCTCGCGCCGGCGGAGTTGAAGTCCTGGGTGAGCTGCACCGCAGATTCGGCGGACGGATGCCAGCCGATGTACAGGCGCTGCAGCCTGGTGTAGTTCACCGCCCCCGGGCCGTCGATGACGTCCACCTCGGCGAGCGCGGGCGCCGTCCGCAGGATGGCCAGCAGCGCGTCGACGGCGGCAGGAACACGGGAGGTCATCATGCGAAGCCCTCCAACTGCCGGTCACCCTGCAGCAGCTGCAGCGCACGGTTCGGAATCGCGTAGCCGAAGCCGGGCACCTGCTCGGTCGCCAGGAAGTCGTCTGCACCGGACGGGCCCCGGGCGGCACCGAAGTTGGTGCGCCACAGATGCTGGAGGATCAGCTTCGCCGCCAGCGACACGTTCGCCGGGACCGCGGACCGCCCGGCGGTGTAGGTGATGCGGTACTCGCCCGGCCAGAACGGCAGGACATCCGAGCGGCGCACGATGCCCGTGTCCGGGTCGATGTCGAGCGCGGCAACGTCGATGGGCAGCTGCCACGACTGGATTCCCACCACCGAGGTCACCGACAGGACCGGGTGGGTGTGCAGCACGACGGAGTATTGGCCGCCCCGCACGACCTGCTGCACCGTCCGCCGGGCCACCGGGCCGACGAAGTATTCGACGCACTGGGTGGTGGCCTCGATGAACTCCCGCAGTTCCTCGTCGTCGCCCGTCGAGCTTGGCGGAATGTCGAGCTTGGCCTTGGCCGCCGCGAGGGAGAACAGCAGCGGCGGTGCGGCCTCCCGCACGTCGAGGACGTCCGTGTAGGCGCAGGCCGGGCCGGTGAACACCCAGCGGACCGAGTGCCGTCCGGCCTGGGTGGTGACGTAGTCGTAGGAGTACTGGCCGGCGGTCGCCGGGGGGTTGGTCACGGCCGGGGTCGCGGTCGTGCCGTCCGGCAGGCCGATGGTCAGCGTGGCGCCGACGGCGTTGGTGGCCGTGCCGCCCGCATCTTTGCAGGTCGCGGTCAACCGCGCGGTGTCGCCGAGATCGAACGGCACAGCTCACCCCTCTCGTCAGCTCTTGCTGGCCCGGGCGCCGCGGCCGGATGCGGTCTGCTTCGGCCGCGAGTCGGCAGCGGTCTCCTGCGCCTGCGGGCCGCCACGGGGGGCGTCGCCCTCGGCGAGGGCCTCGCGGATGGCACGAGCCTGCTCGGTGGCCTGCCCGGCAATGCCGTCCTGGCCCTGTTCGGCGAGCTCCTTGGCCTGCTCCTCCAGGGCGGCCGCCTGCTCTTCCAGCTCTCCCCGGACGCGGGCGATCTCCGCCCGGACGTCGTCGGCCGCGGCCTTCCGGGTGTCCCGGCGCGGCCCGCTCTCGCAGTTCCCGAGCTCGACGTTCAGCCCGCGCAGTTCGGCGATGCGGTCGTGCATGCCGCTCTTCCTTCCAGACGAGGCGGGCCCGCCACCAGTTGG